GGGTAACTTCATACAATTGGAGTCTGACTATGCTGATGAACCCAAATACATAGAACAACGAGAATATTATGGCTAAAGATGATATAAATATATTTGAGGAATTTTACGACAGTATTAAGCCTGGTGGCACATTTAGTCAAAGAGCTCTAGATTTAGGCAAAGCTGTAACGGATGTATTAACACCAAATGAGCAGACTCAGGCAGAGATGGATGCGTATGAAAAACAAAGACAAGATGCATTAAACCTTATGTTTCAAGCATCAGGCGTAGATCCAAAATCATTTGAAGGTGGAAACTTAGCCTACAGGTTTAGAAGGGATAAAGATTTACAAGAATTATTAGGTTTTCAACAAGATTTAGGAAAAGGACTTAAATATGATTTTGCAAGATTAGGTAAATTTTTATTTGGTGATGCTAACGACGGTCTTACAACCATGAAAGAGCAGGGCACTAAATTTAAAGAATTACCATTCAATCAAAAGTTTGGCATAGTTATGTTACCAATTGATGCTCTTGATGTCATAGGTATTGGAGCGTTAGCTAAAGGCGGATTAAGCCCGCTTGTAAAAGCAGGTATGAAAAAATATGGAGCTAAGTCTGGTAAGACAATTCAGGATTTAGTTAACGATGAAGATTTAGTACAAGCCATGATGCAACAAAATCCAAGTTTTCTTGATGAGCTTGATGATGCACTCGGTGGCGGCTATATACAAAAAAGATTTGCATCGGGTAAAAAGAAACGTGGCCCAACGCCTGCAGAAAGAGACCAAGGCATTAAACCGATTGGAAGAGACTTTTTACAAGAACAGAAACAACAAACACCAACAACCACCATAGATCCAAACTTACTTAAAGCTGCAAAAAAAGCAGGAGGTAAAAGAAAACCAGGTGGGACTGGCGTGAATCAATACACAAACAATCCAGTATTAACACCAGACGGTGAAAAATTTATTCGTGATAGATATGAAACAATGTCAGATCAAGAAATTGCAGATGTATTTAATCAAAACCCTGAGAAATATATGAACAAAGAATCAGCAGGTAAGTATACGATAATGGGCTATAGAGAAAGAAATAAATTAAAAAAGACAGCAAAAGGAGGAACCGATGAAAAAGGTTCTGGTGGTGATTTTCAATCTTTGACTCCTGCAATGAGGTTAAGAAATCAAAATTTAGAAAAAATTACAAATAATTTTAAAAGTAAAATTGGTGAAGGAAAGATTAATATTAATAATCCAGACGAAATGTATGCTGAGTTTGAAAAAATTTATAGATCAGTTACAGGAGATAATAGACCTAAATTGCATACAGGATCAGGACACAAAGAATATTTTAAGTATGTAGATAAATACAATGAATTAAATCCTGATGCACAAGTAGCAAGATCACAACCAGCACTTATACAAGCAAAGAAGAAAAAATTTATTGAAGATGCAGGACTAAGTGATGAAGCCTCACTTGATGACGCAATACGTAGTAAATTTTCTAAAGCAATGAGAGAAACTTATGCCAAGTCTATTGATCCAGCCTTAGTTAGTAATATAAATATTATTTCTGATTTTGATCCAAAGACAAGATATTTGAATTTTATTAGAAGAACAAGAAGTGACTTAATAGATTTAGAAAAAGATCCTAACTTTACTAAATTTTTTTCAGTATATAATCCTGCTGATTTGGACACACCAGGTTCAAAATTTTATAAAGACTTTCAAAAGTTTAAAGAACTAGATAGTAAAAGAATTGAAATAGGTAGAAAGTTAGATCCAATATTACAAAAACTTTTTCCTGATGATACAAAATTTGCCTTAAATATAGCACACAAATTTGAGTCTTCTAGAATTGGTGAAACAGTACAAAAAAGTAAAGCTGGAAAAGGTGGTGATCCAGATGAATTGTACATAGATTTTAATGTTATTAATACAACGCAGCAAAGAAAATTAGAGGCACGTGCTAGAAAGCTTACTGAAAAATATTTTGGTGAAGGAGATCAAGCAGGTAAAAGAGAAGATCTTGTTGAACTTACGTACATTGATTCTTTATTAAGAGATTTTGGAAGTGAAGGTCAAGCTGTTGCTCCAATAAAAGATGATTTAGGTAACATTTTATATGAGCCTGGTTTTAAATTTGGTAAAGCAGAAAAAAACCTTGTTGCAAAAATTATTAATTTAGCTGAATCAAAAGGCTACAATTTCACAAAAAATGAATTAGAAACATTATCAGAAGTTTATGATATACTCGGGCCCGTAAAAAAAGCAGAAGGAGGCTTAGTAGGAGACGTGGACGACATATTTGAAGAAGAAGACGAAATAATGAAATCGAAGAAAAATATCTTTCCTAGGATATCTGTCGAGTTCGGCGATGCAGCAAGAGGCACAAAACGTTCTTTTGGCGAAGAACAACCAGAAGAAGTCTTTGATCTTGAACAAAGGACAATGGCAGCGCCAATGCAGAAAACTTTTGATGTACAGCCAACGGAGGATATTTTTACGGGCGAAGTTGAACAAGCAAACTTAAAATTACCTTTTTGGAAGCTATTTACAAAGCCACCTGTTAACGAAACAGCACCCATACCTACACCTAAAGAAAGTTTAGATAATCCAACAAAGAAACAAAAACAAAGTTTAGAACAAGAAAAAATAAACAAACAAGATGATGTGTTTGATCCAACACCAGAGGATAATGATAAGGTTAATCTAGTTGACGATGTAACAGGCATGGATGTAGCTGTAACACCAAAAACAAATCAACCAATTACAGGAGTATTTTATTCTGACATAGAAAGAGTTTTAGCAAGACCAGATACTCCAGAAATATTTTTAAACAAAAAAGCATTATTAGACTTCTTTCGCAAAAATAGAATTAGAGACTCTGAATTTAGAGATTATCAGATTGAGTCTTTACTTCGTATATACGATGAGAATACACCAATACCAAAACAACAAGTTATAGAACACTTACGTCAATCACCAATTAGAGGCATGCACGTTCATGCTACGGGACAGGGGTCCGAGATTATTAATCCGTATGGAGCTAAAGATACAAGATATACAGGGTATGCAGAACCAGGATATATATCAGGCACGCAACGTGAAAGAGTTTTATACATTCCAAGTGATAAAATAGCAGGTGATTCTGGTGTGTATCCACAATCAATTTTTCAAGGTGAATCTGTACAGCGACATGAATTTGGCATACCTGATCAGGATAATGCATACATTGTCGGTTGGTCAAGGCTCACGGACCGTAATGCTATATTACCTACAAAAATAGCAGCGACGAAAACACAATCTAAAGTACCAGGACTTACTCGTGAAAGAGAAAGAGCACAGAGACAGGTTGCAGGTTTATATGCAGAGGCAATTAATAAATTAAATAGAGAAGGTGTAAGAAGAGGTTTTAGTCAAGGAGATCTTGATGAGTTGAGTCAACTCTCACTTGAGCAAATTCAAAGTCAATATGCTGATACATTAAATCGGTTAAGCCCAGGTTTATTAGATCAAATGGATGAGCTTATTGTTAAGGTAAGAGATTTAGATGCAGAAATAGCAAAAGGATCTAATGTTGATACAAGTGGTATTGTAAAAGTGGCGTTTGCTGATGAGATACAATCAGATATTATGCAGGCTGCAGCTGGCAGAAAACAAAAATTAGTTGCTACGCTTAGAAAAATTCAAGACGAAGGAAGAGACTCGACAACACTACCACAACTTAGCAGAGTAGGACAACAAGCTTTAGAGTTTTTTAATGAGAATAAATCTGTGTTTAGGCCCCTAAGAAGGACGCAAGCAGAGGTAGATATAATTGGTGAAAGACTAGGTAAATTAGATGCCGAGGTAGATGAAATTATTAACAGATATATTGAAACAAGAGAATTAGATCCTGCATCTGTGACAAGACTTAAAGAAGCCCTTACGGAGAATATTAATCAAATGATTAATGATTTAATTGTCATAGACAGTAAAACTTACGATGGTTTGTTTCCAGACATTCCATTTAAGAAAAGAGAAGAATGGGCAGATGCGCTTATTAAGAAAGATTTATTTGAACTTGCATATCAAAAATTTGTATTGAAAGATCCAAATGCTCCTGATTATTATTCAGTAACACCTGATCAATTCGTTATAGATAGATATAATTTTAAAGGTAATTCAGCTACACCAATGGATGTCAGAGCGGCAGATAAGAAAAAACAAATAGATTATTTTACGGCCAGGGGTGACTTTTTAGGATCAGAATACAAAGGCATAGGTATGTCAGAGTTTTATGGTGGTCCCAATGCAAAATCACCAGACGGCAAACATTACACCTCAGTCATAGAAAAAATATTAAAAACACAAGCAAAGTCTAACAATTCAGAGTTTACTGTATTAAATGTACAAACAAAAGAAGGGTCAAAGGATGTTTATAGAATTACTGATCAAAATGGTAATATGGTGGCAACCCTTTCTAACAGACAGCAGGCAGAACGGGTCGCAGAGAATAACTCAAATTACAGAATACAAACAATTAGGGTGCCAGATCAAAAAAGCACGACACCATCTTTTGCTATTAAAATTACAGAAGAAATGCTAGAACCTTATAAAACCCACAAAGCCAAAGGTGGACTTGTGCAGATGATTGATATATTTGAGGTAGCTTAATGGTTGAAAGAAGAATTACAGGGGATCCAACAGAGATCGAAGCAGAATCAATTACGGTAGAAACTCCAGATGAGGGGCTCACCATAGAAAATGTTGAAATGACAGATGACGGTGGAGCCATAATCAACCCTGTTGAAACACCACCAGAAGATAGATTTGATGCAAACCTTGCAGAATTTATAGATGATGAAGATTTACAAAATCTTTCATCAGATCTAATGCAGGAATATAAAGATGACAAATCATCAAGAGATGAATGGTATGATGCATATTCAAAAGGTTTAAAACTTCTAGGATTTAATTATGAAGATAGATCTCAACCTTTTCAAGGAGCTAGTGGGGTAACACACCCTTTACTAGCAGAGACAGTTACACAGTTTCAAGCACAAGCCTACAAAGAATTACTTCCAGCTAATGGCCCAGTTAGAACACAAATTATTGGTGAACAGAATGAACAAATAGAAGAACAAGCTCAAAGGGTTCAAGACTTTATGAATTATCAAATAATGCACGTGATGGAGGACTTTGATCCAGACTTAGATCAAATGTTATTTTATCTTCCTCTCTCTGGTTCGTCATTTAAAAAAATATATTTTGACACTACTCTTAATAGAGCTGTGTCTAAGTTTGTACCAAGTGAAGATTTAATAGTGCCATATAGTGCAACTGATTTAGCAACAGCTGAAAGGGTGACACACGTAATTAAAAGAAATGAAAATGAAGTAAGAAAAATGCAGGTACAGGGTATATACAGAGAAGTTGAACTACAATATCAAGACGAGCCAACTAACAGTAATGTGCAAGAGGCAGTTAACAAACTAGATGGTGTTAGACCCACTGGCTCTGCTTATAAAAATGATGTTTACACGCTACTTGAAATACATTGTGATTTGGATGTACCAGGTTATGAAAACGAAGATGGTATTAAATTACCATACATTGTTACAATAGACGAAGGATCTCAAAAAGTTTTATCGATTTACAGAAACTTTGAAGAAGACGATTCTTTTAAGAAAAAGAAGCAGTATTTTGTACATTATAAGTTTTTACCAGGACTTGGATTCTATGGTTTTGGTCTAATACACATGTTAGGTGGTTTATCTAGAACTGCCACTTCAGCTCTTAGACAGTTAATTGATGCAGGGACTCTTTCAAACCTACCAGCTGGTTTTAAGGCAAGAGGTTTACGTATTCGTGATGATGACAATCCTTTACAACCAGGTGAATTTCGTGATGTTGATGCTCCAAGTGGTGATTTACGTGCAGGCTTACTACCTTTGCCATACAAAGAGCCAAGTGCAACTTTATTTCAACTACTAGGATTTGTCGTACAATCAGGTCAACGTTTTGCCACAATTGCTGATCAAAAAATCGGTGACAGTGTTGCAGCAAATGCACCTGTTGGAACAACGATGGCTTTAATTGAACGTGGTTCAAGAGTTATGAGTGCAATACATAAAAGACTACACTACGCACAAAAGACAGAATTTAATTTATTAGCTAAAGTATTTAAGGATTTTTATCCTCAAGTATATCCTTACGATGTAGGAAAAAATGCTGCTGCAGTATTTAAAGCATCAGACTTTGATGAAAGAGTTGATGTAATTCCTGTTTCAGATCCTAACATTTTTTCTATGTCACAAAGAGTTACTTTAGCTCAAACACAATTACAAATGGCACAATCAGATCCAAAACAGCACAACTTATATGAGGCATATAAGAGAATGTATCAGGCTTTAGGTGTCAAAGATATTGATGCAATCTTGCCAGTTCCAAAACCAGATGCACCAAAAGATCCTGGTATTGAAAATGCAGACGCTTTGATGAGTAAAAAATTAGTTGTATTTAGAGGTCAAGCTCATCAACAGCATATTGAAGCCCACAGAGTATTTATGTCATCAATGTTGGTGCGTGCAAACCCACAAGCTACAATTATTCTACAAGCGCATGTAATGGAGCATATTTCTTTACTTGCAAGAGAAGAAGTTGAGGCACAAATGCAAGAAGTTATTCAACAAGAGGCACAAAAATACGGCGGACAGATACCACCAGAACTACAAATGCAGTTTCAAAAACAACTTGAAGTACAGGTTGCAGATAAAATTAGTGATTTTATTTCTGAAATGTTCATAGAAGAACAAGAAGCCATGCAAGGTCAAGGTCAAGATCCTTTAATTGGTCTAAAACAGCAAGAATTACAGCTAAAAGCACAAGATATACAGAGAAAAGCAGAAAATGATGGTCAAAAATTAGAGCTTGACGCTGCAAAACTTGAACAACAAGCAAAAATAGCGCAGGATAAGATAGATTCTAACGAAGATATTGCACAATTACGTGCAAATGTTAATTTAGATAAACAAAAACAATAAATTATGGTTGATGCACAGGAAAAACTAGCTGATTATTTTGATAAGCTTATGCACATAGCAAAAAATAGTAGTAAAAGCTCTGAAGATAGTATACTTTTAGCGGGAGCTATGATGGCTGTATCACGAGTTTTGTTTTATGATCATCTTAGTGAAAAAGAAGCCAATGCTTTGTTAGATCAAGGTGGTCTAGATCTAATTGAACTTGTTAAACCGACGATACATTAATGAATTTTAAAAAAACAAAAACACAAGTAGTAAAACAAAAGAACCCTTTTCCAAACTTACAAGTTTCTTCTGATGCTGCAATTGTCTATTCACCTTTTGTTGTCAAACAAAACAAAGGTGGAGGCCCAAAAGGGCAGACAAGCAAGATGCAGATCAAAAAAGTTGCTTTTAAGGGTGTAAAGTAATAAAACCATCTAAACAAAGGAGGTTTCTATGAAACTTTTAGCAGATCTTTGGGCACATTTGAAAGAATGGTCCGATTGGAGCATGAAGGATTGGATTAAAGCTGGTATCGTAGCAGCGATCGTAATCATTATTATAGGAGCAATCTAAAACTATATGTGGCAACTATTAGCAAAACCACTTCTTGGCGTCGTCGCTGATGGCGTCAAGGGTTTTGTGGAAACAAAAAAAGCAAAACAAGAGCTTAAACTTACAACCATAAAAGCCACACAAAAACTCAAAGAAGATCAAATAGCAGGCAAAGTTGCATGGGAGCAAAGTGCCGTTGACCAAATGAAAGGGAGCTGGAAAGATGAGGTAAGTTTACTTGTCCTTCTACTTCCAGCAGTTTTAGTATTCACGCCCTTACAAGATCACGTCCACCAAGGGTTTATTGCACTGCAAGACCTACCGTCGTATTACCACAATTTATTATACATTGCGATTTCTGCGAGCTTTGGCATCAAGGCGGGATCAAGTGCAATAGGAATGTTTAAAAAGAAATGAAGAAAGCACAAAAGAAAAAAGTAAAAAAAGTAATTAAGGGTTTAAAAAAAGCATCAAAGTTACATGCTGGACAAGCAAAGACTTTGCAGGGTGTGATTAAGAAAAGGTATAAAATATCATGAGTTACGAAGAATTATCAAAATCAGTAAAATTAAGTGAAGGTTTTAGAAATAAAATATATCAAGATACCGAAGGATTCGATACCATCGGGTGGGGTCATAAAGTTGTCCCAGCAGATAATTTTGTTGCTGGTAAAGAATACACTGAAGAAGAATTACAAGCAGTATTTGATAAAGATTTAAGCAGAGCAATAGCTCAAGCTAAACAATTAATGGATCAAAACGGTATTGAAAATTTACCTGAAACAGCTCAACACGTCTTATCGGAGATGTGCTTTCAACTTGGACAATCAGGGGTGTCTAAGTTTAAAAATATGTGGAAAGCCCTGCAGGAAGCTAATTTTATAGGTGCAAGTTTTGAAATGCTTGACTCTAGATGGAATAAACAAACTCCAAATCGCTGTAAAAAATTAGCTGACCTTATGAAATCATGCGGCTAGAAAATTTCTTCACAGCATATAAAAAAGATTTAATTGCTAGACAAGAGCAAGTAAAAGAGTCTATATTAACTGGACTGTGTAAAGATTGGTCAGATTATAGATATTTGACTGGTAAACTCGCAGCATTAACACAAGAAGTTCAGGAACTCACGGACCTGCTTAAGAAAACGGAGCTAGAAGACGATGACTAAACCAAAATTAATAGTACCCAAACATGTTTGGGACGGCAAACAAGCAGAAAAAGCAAAGAATGAAGTAGAAAAATTACCCAGCCCTGTAGGTTGGAGAATGGTTTTGTTTCCACTTAAATTAAAAGAAAAAACAAAAGGTGGTTTGCTTTTAACCGATGAAACTGTTGAACAGTCACAGATTACAACGAACATTTGTAAAGTTTTAAAGATGGGTGATTTGTGCTACAAAGACGATAGTAAGTTTCCCACTGGTCCTTGGTGTAAAGAGGGCGATTGGGTTCTCATAACTAGATATGCGGGTTCTCGTATTCGTATTGACGGTGGTGAGTTAAGGATAATCAACGATGATGAAATACTGGCAAAGGTTGATGATCCCCGAGATATTTTGCCAGCTAACATAATGTAACGTGGAGGAGACCATGCAACCAACAGTGCAATCAGAGCAAGACAAGATGGTTCCGATAGATACCTCGGGCGATCCAGTCGAAATAGAAGTAAAAGAAGATGAGAAAAAAAATAATGAAATTCAAGTTGAGCAACAAGACCAACCTGAAGTATCAGTTCAAGAGGAAAAAAAGGATGAAGAGTTAGAAGAGTATTCTCAATCTGTAAAAAGACGTATTGATAAATTAACTAGAAAAATGCGTGAAGCTGAAAGACGTGAGCAAGCAGCGATCGAATATGCAAAACAAATACAACAAGAAAACAAAAATCTACAAGCTACGTCCATAAACACTTCACGTGAAAGAGTTTCATCAGATGAGGCAAGTATAACTTCTACAGAAACACTATTAAAATCAGCTTTAAAACAAGCGATGGAATCTGGAGATGTAGAAAAACAAGTTGAAGCCCAAGAAAAAATGGGTCAATTGGCTATAGAAAAAGAAAGATTAAGAATTAGAAAAAATAAACTTGCACAACAAGAACAAGCACCTGAAGAAACACCAATTGAACAGACATTAGATTCTCAACCAATTAATGAACAAAGACAACCTGATCCTAAAGCTCAAGAATGGGCCAGTGATAATAAATGGTTTGGATCTGACAAAGCGATGACTTATACTGCGATGTCATTACATGACGATTTAGTTGCAGAAGGATTTGACGCAACGTCAGATGAGTATTATAATGAAATTGATCGTAGAATACGAAAAGAGTTTCCTCAAAAATTTGAGGATCAAAGTAAGCCAAGGCAAACTGTTGCTTCGGCTG